GTTAAATCAAATTCAGGCAGAAACGAAAGAGAATGGGCAATATGCTAGAAAAACCACCTTATTCAAAGATTAGTTACCCTTCAGTGGCAAACAAAGAATTTAAATGGTCTACAGGATCAGATGTCCAAGCACTTTGGAGAAAGCATGGATGGACTCCACCTTCAGAGAAAATGCTGCCACCACCACCTGAGAAGCCTCAAGAGTTTCCACTACGGAGGGTGAGATAAATGGGCATCATCAGAACATGGCTCAATGACCATGATTTCATTGATAGACCAGACCGAAACGAAGTGTTAGAGGAGGTTGCCAAGGAGTTCGACAAGATGAAAGCCTTTGGTGACACAGCACAGAGTTTCGCTAGTTTTGTCAGGGACATGAAAAGGTGTCCACCCTGTTTAAACAACTGCAATCAAGGTAGAGATTGCCCTGCGAGGATTTCTTAGGTCAGAACTTCTATCGCATGGTTAATGTGTTTAATTCTGTCATCAAGACCGATAAAACCACCATTGATCTTTTTGGTCATGGTTCTGTAGTCACGAGAATCAGCGTATTGGTTTAGCTTCTGAACATCCCAGAACCACCCAGCAGTTAGTGCGGCATACATCGGAGTAGCCACTAACTCAGGTTGCATCACAAAATCAACCCCTAGAGCCTGACCTGCATGGAAATAGTTTGCATGGCCTGTCAATTGGATACATCCTCTTCCCTTGAAACGCCACCCATCCCCTGAAGCCTCATCTCTGTTGCCCATACGATTAGAGTAAACAGTATTGGCAATCAACTTAGGGTTTCTAGCGCACATCTGTGCCTTGGCAGCATCAAACCTTTTAGGCCATAACTTCTGCAAAGCCTCTGCACGATAGTTCAAATTCTCTTCAAGGATTCTAAAGTTCCCACATTCATGACCACATTGACCAATGAAAGCCGCTTTTCTAAGTGGATTCATAATGTCAAAACGCTCAAAAGTAGCATTTAGACCATCTAGCCACTCAGCACCAATGTGAAGTTGTTTGAGTTGTTCAGCGTTTATCATTTAACAAATTCCTAACATCATTGTAAGAATCTACACAAGCATTCAATGCAATAGTGTTCCGATCTCCCTGTGCCACTATTTCTGCGATGGCTTCGATGGTTGCTCTTTCGGCATCAGAAGGTTGGTCAGTCGGTCTGTCAGGTTCACTGGTTGCTTTTGTATCTGTGGAGGCAACGGGGGCACTTGTGGGGGCTTGTACGTAACTGGTGGGGCAGAGGCGCAACTTGCCAGCACGATTGGCAACAGCAAGGGCAGAAGTCTTTTGATTGATAGCATTGGTAGCCTCCAGTAATTTAGTAGCGTTTTGGTTGATTTGTTCGTTCAGTTGTTGCTCTGTTTTACGAGATTCTTCATTCTTCTTGGCAATAGCTATTTTCATGTCGCCATCACGCTCTAGCCACCCATAGTGGTGTCCTACTCGGTATGTACCAAAGAGAGATACCAAAACACCCACAATAAGCCACGGGAGAGGGATTGGGAACATTATTCAGCCTCTTTTCTTGCTTGTGCCAACTCTTCACGCTCTTGGTCATCTTCTAAGTGGTCAGGAGGCGTAGTCGGAGGAGGGCCAGGTGTCCAAGATTCATCTAGTTCTGGGTTCTTCCAAACAGGCATAGCGCCAAATGGTTGACTCGGCAAACCATACGCAGATTGCGGAGGTGCATAGGACGAGTTAAAACCGCCCATAGAGCCTTGATAACCCATTGGTTGACACATTGGTTGCGTTGGAGGATTAAACGCTCTGGCGGCACTAGACATAGCCCGTTTGCCAATAACGCCACCAATACCACCAACGATAAGAAGAACAATATCGTTCAGCATCTTGGTGTAGGCTTGGTCAATCGGGGCCATGCTTTTGATAGGCTGAGTGACAAAAGTCACAGAATAGAGCAAAGCAGCAACAATAAACATGAGAATGAGCGTGACTGCAATCACGACAAACCCCCAAATCCTTACCTCAATCTCTTCAGTTGTTAGGTTTAACTTCGTCAATCTTTTTCTCCAAAATTGGTGCTACTAAATACTCAGGGCAAGTCTGAGTGAATTGGCATCTAGGTTTCTGGCAAGGTTCAGCATGGAAATTGTCTGGGTTTTGGCAGAAATACCGATATTTCTCATCACAACCAGTTAACAGTAAAAGAAGCAATAAATATCTCATACCTTAACATCCACTTTAGCCCATTGAGTTTTAATCTCTTGGACTTTCTGTTGTTGTTGAGCCTGTTGGGTTAACTCTGCCAGACGCTTCATATTCTGTTGGTGGATCACTCGGTGAGCCTCTGACAACATTTGAGCATTCTGTTGGTAAGTGGTGATTCTCATTTGCCTAATCCAACCTTTCCAAGTAAAAGATTAACAATTCTGTCAGACAGATCATCAGGAAGGAACTTTAGAAAGCCCAAGAAATAAAGTGCCACAAGCCCGTAAACGAAGATTTTGAGGCACAAGTCAAAGGTCTTCTGGTACTCATTCATCTGCCACATCTACGAGTAGTTGCACAGAATTCCATCATTTCATTCACGCCAACAAAGATTAGAAACAAAACAAAGAATATTCCACCTATTGCCAAACCAATTTCTAGTTGTTCTTGCTCTTTCTGTTTAGCTTCTTTCTCTGCCTTCTTTAAAGCACTAATCTCTTTGGCATCTGCCAAGTCCATCTCTGCTTGACGGGCTTTAATCTTGTTCCAAACGTCAATCTTTCCTGTCTGCATGAAGAGCATCTTTAACTCTTCCTCAAAGGCTCTGGCTTGCTCTAGTGCCATTTCAATCTGCAAAGCCGTACCCATGTTCGAGCCTTTGCCAGACTGTTTAGCCTGAAGCATGGCTTTTGTAGCTACAGACTTAGCGTCAAATAGCTTACCAATCATGGGCGCAAGTGATCCTAGGTCTTGGGCAACACCTGCTGCCTTCTTGACCATGCTGATTGCGCTTTGTATCCCTGCTAATGCGCTGATTGGATCGATCACTTCTTTCTCTCCCACTTGAGACAGACTACTCTGCGATTGTAAACATCGCCAGTCCAAGTCCACTTAATACATCGGTACTCTATGGTTGCCGCCAAGAGAAAGGCGATCACGGAAATGCCCAAACAATAATATAACTACAAAATATTACAAAACAAAGAAGAAGGGCTGCTACTGAGATAGCAAACAGCCCGTCTTTCATTACTCTTCAGTCATTGGTTGAACAGCGCCCCTTGCCGCACCAGTTGCAATATCTTGAATTGCATCACGACCCCAATCGATACCAAACTTTTTACCAATCCTGATAGCCTCTTGAATCTTATCTTGGTCAAAAGTGCCATTCTTTTGCTGAAGTGCCGAGAACACTTTTACTGCATCAGTAGGGTTTAACAATAAGGTCTTGAGCTTCTCTTCTGTTGCTGCGGATGCCTTGTTTGCCCAGAACTTACTCATCAATGAGCTAATGGCATAGAAAGGCCCAGAAACAGGATTTGTAAAGCGTGAGATAACTTGCTCTGGAGGAATGCCAACAACGCTCTCAAAGGGTGTTCTAGGTACTGTTTCGACCTTAAACGGCACATTGGTCAAGTTTCTGTTCAGTCTCTCAGAAACCAAAGCAAAGTCTTGAATCTTCTGAGCGTATGTTGGCCCAAACACCCTGTTAAACACAGCCGCCTTTGTGCGGTCATTAAGGAGTCCAACAGGATTACCCGAGTTTACAATGTCTTCCAACATGAAAGATCGAGCCGCATTTACTGCATCCTTGTTCGCTCCATACTGTTGCATGAACTTATTGGTGAAGTTCACATCGCCATACATTCTGGAAACCAACTCTTGTGGACTCTTAAAGCCACCAGAACTTACAATTTGATCTCCAGCAACCTTCTTGAAAGCGGCATCTAAACGATTGCGCTCTGCAATCAGGGCGGTAACATTATTTGAAGCAGTACGAAGTTCATTCTCCAAGCCAGGCACTAAAGAAATACCACCTTGATTCTTGGATAACCACTTGTTAGCCGCTTTGGGGTCTATAACATCGTTCTTTAGTGCGGCACGACTGAAACTATCGTAGAAAGCATCTCTTGCCACACGAATACCATCTTCGCCTGTAGCCTTAATAAAGTCATCAACATTAGACTTGTTTCCAATGATGGCAGGAGCAATTTGCTCAACAAACTTCTTGCGGTCAACAGCCTTCAATGTTTCAGAATTAAACGGCAGACCAACCTTCTGGAAGTAAGAAGCATCAGCATTTCGATAAGCCTGAACAAAGTCAGGATCAAGGTTATCAATGTGTCCACCAACACGGGCTTTTAACTCGGAGAGCAGTCGAATATCAGCGGGTTCGCTCGTTTTTCGTAATTGTTTGTTGATTTCTCGCTTTAACGAGTCCAAATCTTCTACTGTAGCGGCAGAGAACTTAATTCCACCCTCGGTCATTGGCTTACCTTCTGCGGTCAGAATAGGGCTAGGCTCAACTTCTGAAGGACGAAACTTCGCACGAACACGATTGTAGATAGATGGGAAAGTCTTAAATATGTCAGATGCTTGCTCACCCGCAACAAAGTTGAAGATGTCATCCACCGAATTGGCGGGTAATTCAACATTCTTCTGCTTGGCAATATTAAAAGCCTCTGTATAAAGTGGCTTAACTGATTTTAATGCCGCATCTTCTTTGGCGGCAACAAGTGCAGAAACACGTTGACCAAACACATTAGGATCAAGAGTTGCGTCCTTATAGGTATCTGCAATCTGTTCATCAATGGTGCGAGTTCTACGGGCTTGTGGTTTAACCAAATCAACTGGAGAAATATTCACACTAACGTTTTTAGGATCGCCAAATAGACGAATCTGACTAGCAACTAAGGCTTGTTTAGCTTCCTCAAACTGATTGCCATACTGCGCCCTGAATACGGGGTCTTTAGCCGACAAACTCTGAATCAACTGGTTAACAACAGGATTGTCTGCCAACAAAGAACTTACAGGCATCTGTATTGGCGCACCACCAGGTGTCTTCAATGAAAGATTTTGTTGTGCTTTGGCGGCTTTAACAATGGTATCCATAATTGTTGGATCGGCAGCACCTGCAGCAATAAAGATATTACTAATTCGTTTGTCTACATCTTTAAGTAATTCATCTTCAGGAACAGTTCCACTAACTTTATTCCATTGAGAAGCGGCAGCATCAAATGCTTTGCCAGCTAAAGGAACTGTTTTTAATGTTGTTCCTAAAGCGTAAGAGCCGCCACCACCACCTGCAATACTGCCGACAACTCGACCAGTAGTAGGAGCACCCATCTTTTCGCCAATATATTCACCCGCTTGACCACCCGCTTCAGCAGTAGAGCCAATAACTTGTTGTTCAGCAGGACGCATTAGTGTTTGACCAAACAAACCCATGCGCCTTGTAGCGGCTAATGCTGGGAATAGATAACTATATGGAGAGGTGACTGCTTCTGTACCTTCGGCTGCAATCTTTTGCATACCACCTTGAGGCTCTGCACCAGTAGTTCCTAAAGTCTCCATGACACTCTTGTAAACAGGTTGACGACCTGCTTGAAATGTCTCAACAACTCCACCAGTAGTAGGTGCTGGAGCAACAGTACCGCCAGAAGCCCTCATACCTTCAGTTAATGGGTTAATGCGATAACGCTCTAAAGCAGAAAATAGTAAATTAGCAAGACCTGAAGTAGTCCCTGCAAAACTTGCAACACCTTTTCGTGCGGCTTCAGCCATTACAGCACCAGTAGAAGGTGTTGGTTTTCCAGATAACTCTTCTAGTTCAGCATCCGATAAAGGTGTATCAGATTGAAAGCGTTTCCCGTCAATTTCATAAACTGGCATGATGCGTCCTTATTCTTCAATGACAGTAACAACTTTACCGCTTTTAAGCGTTCTAGTATTGGTTTTCTTCTCTGCACCACCAGCACCTGAGAACTCTGGGAAATCAAGAGCTTGGTCAACACGAGCCTTTTCGTAGCCAGGATTACTATAAGCAATTTTACGTTGTGCTTCAATTTCAGTCTTAGCTTTGTTTGTAGAAACTTTCTTAATAGCTAAAAGTGTTTTCTTGATTTTTTCTTGTGTATCAAGAGTTGGAGTAGAAGTAAACAATCTAGCTACATAATCAGCAGTCCCACCAAGCAATGAAGGATCAGCGCCAGCCGCTAACAATTCTTTCTGACTTAAATCTCCAGAACCAGAAATAGCCCTAGCAAATTGTGTTTGTGCTGCCCTAAAAGATGCAAAGTTGTTTGTATCAATAGAGTCTTGTATATTTTCCAAAGCATTGTCAGCAGCGGTTACTGCTTTAAGTTGAGGATCAATAGTACGTTGGACACTTGCCCTAAATGCTGGAATATCTGCCAATGTTTTGTCACCAGGCAATACATTGGTAATCGTAGTCCTTGGCTTCTCTGCCTCAACACGTTTATTCACAGCGGCTATTTCAGTTTGTGTTAAGTCAGCAAACGGCTTGTTGTACAACTCTTTGGCAATTGCTTCTCTTTCGACGCCAAATGAAGCAGCCTTATCGCCCTTAGTTGTCAATCGTCTTAATTCTGCTAAACGAGTAGTCAATAAATTCTTAGCACGAGTACGCTCTGGGTCTGCTGGTAAATTTTCAACTTGAGAAAGTGTATCTTCCAAAGTAGCAATCTCATTAGCAATCTGAATATCGTTAGGAGTAGCTTGTTGACGCTCACGAGCCGCCTGTGCCAAAGATGCTTTACCTGCTGCCAAGCGTTGTTGAGTTTGAGCAACATCACCTTGTGCTTGACGAGCATATTGAGCCAAAGCCATAGCACCTTGTTGGTCACCCATCTGTGCCAACATCTGAGCGCCTTGTAAGATTGACTCAGGGTTAGTCTGGTCTATCTGTTGGGCAATAGTGTTTCTAGCACTAATTAACTTCAGTTGTGGGTCTTCTACACCAAAAGCACCCGCAATAGCACCACCAAGACCCCTAGCACCCGCATAGGTCATTGCTGCACCCGCTTCACCAGGAGTCAGTTTGGCAAGGTCAATACCCTCACGCAAAGCACTTCTGCGTTGTTGCTCACCATACATTTCAGGTGTTAGTCCAAATAGACCCGCTACGATATTTTCTGCCATGATAAATCCTTAGAAGTAAAGCGAACCGAAATATTCGCCTGTCGATGGGTCTACGCCAGTTCCATACTGTCCATAACTGAAACCGCTTGTTGCAGGTGTGCTACCAAATAACCCGCCTACTGCTTGACCAAATGCAGGGTTAGCTGCCAAACCACTTATTGCAGAAGCGTATGGGTTTCTAGTGGCATCTGCACCAGTTGCCAAGGCTACGCTTTGACCCGCACCCGTTAAGCCCAACCGACCTACGTTGTAACCTGCTGTAGATGTTTCTTTACCAAGACCAACACCCAATTGGAAGGGTTGTTGTGCCGCAGTTTCCAAGTTCTGAACCTGTCCCAAAGCAGTCGTATAAGGTGCATAAGCCCCTTGCTGACCCGCATAGTACTGACCCATTGTTTGTGCGCCTGTACCAAGCAATCCCGCACCGAAAGCAACTTGTTGTTGACCATACTGTTGAGCATTAGCAGCCAATTGAGCTTCTTGTTGCGCTCTAGCGTTAAACAAAGCCTGTAGTTCAGGAGTAGTAGCACCTAAAGTACCACCTTGGGCAACAGATAGACCGCCACGGCCTTGTTGTTGGAGTCTGTTTTGCAGATTAGCTAACTCTAGTTCTCTGCCTGGTTTCAAGAGAGCCATTTGAGAAGCAAGATAGTTCTTGGCAACATCTTCAGGCTTCTCAGCAAGATAACCTGCACCAAGTTTAAACAAACTCTCAGCACCAGTTTGTAATGGTTTAAATGCCTGTTGTGCGCCTTCTGCTTGTTGAATACCAGTTTCAGCTAGTTTGACAAACCTATCTTGAGCCGCTTTAGCTTCAGGACTTAGCGTATATCCTGCGCTTGTTAATCGACCTGTTAGTGGATCGACAACAAACTGAGATGAGCCAAACCTAGTGGTCATTCCAATAGGTCTAAACTGAGCACCCGCTTTAGCTGCAGCAGTCTCGGTATCAATCATTCCTTGTGCTTTGACAGCCGCTTCTTTAGAGGTCTGTTGTTGGAGAAGACCTGCCGCAGTTTGCGCTGTTGAAGTAAACAGTTGAGCGTACTGTGCCGCAGTTAATCCTAGCTTTGCCGCATTAGCAAGTTCTGTTGCAGTTAGAGTTGTAGCCGCAGTATTTGCTAAAGTAGTTCCTGCCGTATTAGCCAAGGTAGAACCCGCTGTGTTGGCAACAGTAGAACCAGCCGTATTCGCTACAGTTGATCCTGCCGTATTAGCTAAAGTTGAACCAGCAGTAGTTGTTAATAATCCTGTAGAAGAACCACCACCAACAGCTAAGTCTGTAGCTGTTAAGGAGGCAATCTCAGCCGCAGTTAAACCAGTAGTTCCAACAGTAGCCGCACTACCTGCTACACCCGCAGTACCCAACAATCCACTCGCAGCCACACCACCAATAGCCGCCAAAACTACAGGATCTTTAAGCATATCTACTATGCCACCAAGGAATGAAAGTTCTTTTTTAGTTTTCAGCGTTTGTTGAAATGTACCATCAGCACCATATTGCTTCATTTCTGTACCAACAGGAGCTTTGTAATTAGGATCTCCGTTGGTTTTAGATGTAAAGAATGTCTCAAGAGCACCAACTTGATTATCTTCACCCGATTGCATATATTGGTATTGCGGAACAATAACCATATCACCAAGAGTTAACGATGACCCATTGGGAATGGTTGCCGCAATCCTAGAAAGAATAGCGCCCTCAGACAACCCAACAGCACTTGCCATTTGTGCAGGTGTAATTGAGAACTGCTTCATAGCGTCCACAATTTGAGGATCTGTTAAGCCAGGGTTAGCTAACAAATAATCAATAATCTGTTGATTTGTAAAAGCCATGATGTTTACTCCGCTTCTTTAGGAACTTGCGCTTCAGCCTGTTCTTTAATCTTCAAAATTAAAGGCCAAACGCCTGACTTGCTTGGTAACTCACCAAGAGTCTGCAATACAAAGTTAATCTCGTTAACGTCTAGTTCTAGCTTCATGCTTGACTCCAAGGTGTGCCAGAAGCCGTTACTGGTGCTTTCTGCAAAGCAATCTGAGCAGCCAGAGCATCTTCTGTTGCTTGTTTATCAACCGATTCCCATACCCAATTTAAAACCTCTGCTTCAGTTACTGAGGCATAGGGAATAGTGGGTGTTCCTGCTTGCCAAGATGCTGTGGAGTAGATAGAAGCCGTATAGTCTCCATCAACCGCAGTTGCAGTCCAGTGTGCACAGGAAATGAAACCATCAGAAGTTTGATAGTCAGTTTGAGTAATTTTCCATGTAGTCATGTTAGTCCTTAAAGATTAGCGGCATCAAGTCGTGCCTTGAGTGATTGGATTAGGGCTTGTTGTTCTTGAATAGCAGCAGTCAAAGTGGCAACCAAGAATGATGTGTCGATGCCTTGATATTGTGGATTGCCTTCAGCATCTACGGCATCTTTTTCACCAGTTACGCACTCAGGCACAACCTCTGCAAGCTCGTGAGCAATAAAGCCTTGACCATCAGAGTTGTCAGCATTCCACTTGTAAGTTACTGGCTTTAGTTGAGCAATCTTAGCCAATGCGCCTGTCATTGGGGTAATGGTGTTTTTCAGGCGGTAGTCGGATGAGGTGTTGTAGGCTGTTGCGCTTGTGGTAACAGAGATTGTTCCAACTTGATTTCCAGCACGATAAAATCCAACAACAGCACCATCACTAGTTGTTCTGTTTACAAATAAAGTTGTTCCTGATGATGATGCGCCAATAGTACCAGCCGCATTTATGTTTACACCAGTTGCAGAAGCAAAACTATAAATACCTATATTTGTAGTCCCCACCAGCAAGTTACCATCAGAATCAAATCTTCCAGCTTCAAAATACGAAGATACGCTAGATACCTTAAATGCAAGTGAAGAAACGCTACCAATTCTACGAGCACCAATGGTTTGTAAACTACCAGATGAGCCGTCAATTCTGACCGAGCCTGTTGATTCTATGCCTACAATAAATTCACCAGTTGATGCAAATCTGCCTCGTTCTGTGTCGCTAGTTTCAAAAGCCATGAAACCCGCTTCTTTATTGGTAATGTAAAGGTCATTTCCAGTTGCTAGAAGTCGAGAGCCGTTTGAGCCTGTTCCAGTTGTTGTGTTTTGTAAAGCAATTTGGGCGGATGTGGCAGAGGGGTTGTACACAGTCAGCATTGCATTTGAAGCAGCGGCTGTTGTTGTCCCAATCTGAAGTAGCCCACTTGCATCCAGAATCATCGCCTGAGTAAAGGAGATAGTGTTTCCTGCTGTGCCTGATGGGGCTATGAACCAAGAATGAACGCTTTCGTTTTGCTGATAAAACGAAGCAAACCCGTTCCCTAGATATATATCGGTTCCGCTTGAGTTCTTATAAAGATTTGCGCCCAAGTACGCTCGTTTAGTGCCATCGTTTCTGCCACCAACAAAGGCGTGTCCAATTTGCGCAACGACTTCAGTGCTTCTCCAAGCACTTGGTGTAACTCCCACACCCAAATTAGTCCCATCAAAAGTAAGCGCAGAACCACTTGTCAGAACCTTTGAACCATTGAGATAGGTTACTCCGTTGGCTGTGCCTCCTGAGAGGGTTACAGAACCTGAAGCAGAGATGTCTGTCAAACCAGAGATAGCACCTGTATCACTCAAGATTCCAACAGAGTTCTGAAGCAACTTACCTGTGGTTGTGTCAAAACGGGCTAAAGCGTTGTCTGTAGAAGATGCAGGGCCAACAACATCGCCTGATCCACCGCCACCAGAAGCGGCAATAGTGATTGTTCCATTGCCATTGGTAATCGTAATGCCTGTACCCTGAGTCAATGTCGCTTTGGTTAAAGTGTTACCAGTAGAGTTACCAATTAACAGTTGACCATCTGTGTAGCTTGTCTGACCTGTACCACCATTAGCGACAGGAAGAGTTCCCGTTACACCAGTAGACAAAGGCAAACCAGTTAAGTTGGTAGCAGTGCCGCCAGATGGAGTACCCAAAGCACCGCCATTGACCACAACTGCACCAGAAGAGCCTGTATTGACCGCTAGAGCCGTTGCTACGCCAGTACCTAGACCTGACACACCAGTAGAGATTGGAAGCCCTGTAGCGTTCGTTAAAGTTGCGCTAGTAGGTGTTCCAAGGATAGGAGTCACCAAAGTAGGTGATGTAGCAAATACTGCTGATCCTGATCCTGTTTCATCTGTCAAAGCACCCGCAAGGTTAGAGGAGCTAAATGAACCTAAAGATGTTGCATTGCCAACAGAAGTGACTGCACCTGTTAAGTTAGCGTTAGTTGTTACGTTACCTGCTGTTAAACCAGAGGCAGTACCCGTGATGTTTGTGCCAACCAAAGCAGATGGAGTGCCTAGAGCAGGAGTTACCAAGGTTGGGCTATTGGCAAACACCAAAGCACCACTACCTGTTTCGTCTGTTACGGCAGAAGCTAGATTGGCAGATGATGGAGTACCCAAGAAAGTAGCTACACCACTACCCAAACCACTTACACCAGTTGAGATGGGCAATCCTGTTAGGTTAGTTGCCGTACCAGAAGCAGGAGTTCCCAATGCGGGAGTAACCAAAGTAGGACTGTTTGACAGAACAACAGAGCCTGTACCAGTAGAAGAAGTTACACCAGTACCACCATTTGCAACAGGCAAAGTGCCAGTAATGTCAGCAGTGGAAAGGCTTACTGCATCCCATGTAGCGTTAGTGCCATCAGTTTGGAGATACTTGTTTGCGTTACCTGTTTGGGTAGGCAAAAGGTTATTCAGGGCAGCAGTAGCCGTAGAAGCACCTGTACCGCCATCAGCAACCGCTAAATCAGTAATACCAGTAATTGAACCACCAGTAATATTGGCAGAAGCATTGTCTGTTTTAGTCGCAACAGCAGTCTGAATATTGTTAAATTCAGTATCAATCTCAGCACCCTTAACAATCTTTAGAGGATTGCCAGGAGACAGATTGTCTTTAGTAGCGAAATTGGTTGATTTTGTGTAATTAGACATGGTTTACCTCTTACCCTATTTTGCCATCTTTGGCTTGAATTTCAATCTTTTGCAAAGAAAATGAAGAGTTGTTAATGGTTGTTTCATAACCAGTTTGAACAATCTTTCCAGCGCCTGAAGCATTAGCGGTCAAAGTTTTAATCGGAACGCCACTTGTGTATTCAGCAATGTTGTATTCAGCAATACCATATTCATAGCTAACTTGTGTAGGAATATAGATGTTCTCTGATTGATAAGCACCAGAATAATCAAAGCCCCACTTGATCGTTAAAAACTGATTAGAACCACCAATAACGATGGCTGTAATATTTTTAAGGATGGAAATCTGATTAGGGTTTCCCAAGTCAGCATTGTTTGTATAGTACGCAAAACGATAAGTTGCATCGTAATCTAGGTAAGTTCCATACTTACCAATGTACCCATTCTTACCAATGTACAAATCGCCATTACGCAAAGAACGCAAGGCAGTAGGAGCAATTGAGTCCCATTTCGTTACACGGGAAGCCCCATCTTGCAATGATTGCTTGGTATCGAAGCAGTAAACTTGGAAAGTAGCGGGTAGAACAAGCAGATAAAAGGCTTCTTTTTCTGAGTAAACAGACTTCAGATTAGCCAATGTTTCGCTTGCCAATGATGAATTTAGGTCAAAACGAACATTCTTAGACAAGTCTCGCAATGGTGCAGACTTCTCTTGAATTGTCCTCATCAGTGAACGAACACCTGAGTCTGACAAGAAAATAACATCAGAACCAACGCTTTGAATCGTATCTCTAGCAATACATCCTATAGAGCCAATTGTGTCGCTCAGAACCAAAGATGCGGGTGTTGAAGCACCAGAATAGACAAGAATCTGCCGTTTACCAAAGATAAACAAGAAATCATTGTGAGCAGCCAAGCCCATCACTTCATCCGCACCATTAGGCCACACACGAGAAACATCTAAATTCCCCGAAGTGCCACCACCCCATACATGACCTGCAATCAGATCAGAAAAGGTAACAGTTACTTTATCTGTAGATGTATTAGCCACCCACAAGCGACCAAAAGCTGAAATAGCAATGTTGGCTTGCGGAACAGTAGCCACATAACCCGACTTCTCAGAAACTCTGCGATAAGTAGTTGTACTTATTGCGGGGTCATAAATCAGAGGATCGTGACCTGTTTGGAAGAAATATGCAATCCCATTTAAGGATGCAGTTTGCCAGTTAGATGCAGTAATAGTAGGAGCAGTACCACCACCACCATAGGTCAACTCAGTCACCGCATTAGCAGTACCAAGTTTGAATATCTTGTTGTTGCCAGCAAACAGAACTGTAAGAGTTCCGTCAGTCTGGACTAATTCATGGATTACACCAACGTCATTAGCACCTAGATTGCCAGAGGAGGAGTTAACCCTTGACCAACCTTTTCTAGCACCTATACGACCATACTGATCCAAGATGCAATTAGTCGCAACCAAAGCAAAGCCAGCCGTCAAATCAAGGGGAGAATCTTCAGTATTCAGGCCATAAAAGCCTGGTGCTGAGAGACTGTAACTTTGGAGTTGTGCTGCCATTAGACCGCCACAAAGTTGTCTTCAGGATAACGAGTGGACTCCAATGCAATGGCATCAGAGAGCATTCCTCTAAACAAGGCATAAGCCTCAGAAGAGTTTGTTCCACCATCTTCACCACGCTCAATCAAAGCACGAGCATAGGCACTTTGAGTTACCAAGTAATCAAGAACTTTTACAGATGTTGAATCGGAACTTAGATTTGCTTGTGGGATAGTTACATCAAACTTCAATGTATATACGCCATCAGGAACAGGAAACAAGTCAACCTTTGTGTCACCACTACCATCTACGCCACTAAAGCAAAACTCGCTAGGAATAGACTGTGAAGGTGTACCAAAGTTGAGCTTGCGGTTCATGTCCGCAACAGTGGTGTTATCTAAAGTAATAACGCTTGTGGTGTTAATAGCGTCATTTATACGAAACTTCTGACCCGCACCCGTCAAAGCATAAGAACTTGTACCAGAAGTAGTAGTAACTGTAATCGTTTGTCCTAAGACATTCCAATTATAGGAATCTTCAATCTGACGCTTGGCATCATTAACAAACTTGCCAATCAAAGAAGAATAGGTTGTTTCGCCAACAGTAGATACTGTGCTTTCACGCAAGCGAACCAACACATCGTTAACAAGTTCTAAGTAGGTCATGTTCGTTGCGCTCCTGAAACTTCAAATGTGGCAATAAAACTGAATGTACTTGCACTTTGAGTAGTAATTTGAATTCTATCGCCTTCTTCTAAAACGATATAAGCATTGCCATCAAACTGAAGGTATAGTTTTGAAGTAAAGTCGTATTCAGTGAGAATATCTAGTGTTGTCGCAGTACTTGCGTCATACCATTGAACAGTAATGTGCTTAGTAGAGCCACCAGTGTTGTGAATGTACATCACAGTAAACTTGGCGTAGTAACCCGTAGGAACTGTATAAACAGTTGTCAGCGTATTGGCTGTTGGGTTAATTCCGACAGATACTGGCCTCATTTACTATTCCTCTTAGAGATCGCTTTAGCTTTAGCTTTAGCGTCTTCCTTGGACGTTGCGCCCCAAGCTCTAAGAGAAAGTAAAAGTCGGGTAGGCTTTCCATCTTTCATCTCAGCGCCAGGCATATTGCCCATTCGTGCTAAAAAGGATGCCCTACGAGGGTTATCTCCCGACTTGACTGGTGGTTTTAAATTGCCACCTGTTTCTGCATTATACGATGCTCTGCCTTTAGCATTCAAGCCCCCTGAAGCAGATTTTCCTTCTTTTCTTTGCCAAGCAGGAGTTTTCATTTCTTCTTTGCGGTCTTAGCCGCAGCCTTAAATGCCGCCTCAGTAGGAGCACCTTTAGAGCCAACCTTACGCATCTTTTCCTTAGAACCCGCTTTGATGCGTTCTTGTTTGGCATTGATGTTAGCGTATAGACCTTGTTTCATATTAGTACAAAACCTTGGCTGTGATAGTTCCAGATGTATAGGCTGTGCAGTTTGCTCGCAAATACTTAGGTGCATTGGCAATAGTAACAATGCCATCAGCAGTTAATGCTGTGCCAATGGTTGCGTATGTTGTGCCATCCAAACTACCTTGCAAAGCAACAGTAGCTGTTGTAATACCTGCAACTTGAAGGAATGCGGGTTGACCAGCATCGGCTTGAACTGCTTTGGATGCACCAGAAGCAGTAACGGCATTAAGAAGGGTAACGGGAGCAGTTAAAGAAGACATTATTTACCTCGTCCAGACTTTTTCATCATGTTTGTAGCAGTACGACCACCACGGGTAGGCATAGCTTTAGGCTTACCAATAGCAATCATTACAGTAACAGGCATAGATTTCTTTTTGCCATACTCTTTGGCTTCTTTCTCGCCTTTTTCTGTGTATGGGAATTTCTTGTTTCCAACTTGTGGCATATAAATCCTTATCGAACTAGCTTGGTTGCAATGAAAGAAATGATACCGCCAACAACAGAGGCGATAGCCATTCCAACGAAAAAGCCACCTTTAGATTTGTTTGCCATCTCTAAAAGCGTTTTAATATCTTGGCGAAGTGCATGGACTTCTGCTTGTAAAGCCTCAACTTGGGCTTCTAACTTACCGAATTCTCTTGGATCAATCTCAGACATTTGATTTCCTTGGACGACCCATCTTCTTAACAGGTACTGGAGGTTGCAAGACTATTTGCTTTTCAGAAGTTTCTTCTTTAACTTCATCAATTCTGACGTAT